GCGTGTTCTTTGGGTTACTTTTCTTGCACGAGCAAGAAAAGTAACTCGCCCGCTTGCACGGGTGCATGTTCGAAGAAACAAGCTTCAAAGCGGGCGAAAAACCACTTCAACGGTTGTTCAAAGCCGCCCTTTGAGACAGGCTTGTGGCTTGGTTTCGCCCGCCTCAAGCCGCGCATTCCGAACGGCCTGAATCGCACGCGGGCGAGTGCCTTTCTTTGCTTGCCCAAAGAAAGGCACCAAAGAAAGGGTGATCCAGACTGAGATAAATGGAACGGGCCGGCTGCGATAATTCAGGGAATTTTCGGGATTTGCTGGTTCATTTCGGGAGGGATTCTGAAACAACTTTGCACACTATGGAAGCATGGGAGCGATGTTTCCTGTCCGATCAGATGGCATCCGAAAGGTAGCCTCTGATGATCGATAGGATGTCTTCCCTATCATCACCCGATAGCCCGAGGAAGGGGCGTGCTGGGATCGTCTTACCGGGGATCATGCTTCGTGGCGACGTCGTGCCGCCGAACTGGTGCATGGCGGCATACGGTTGAGGGCTGCCGACCATCAGCGTGCCGCCGACAATCTGGTAGTTGATCGTCGTTTGCAGGTCGCGCGTCTTGCCGGTGAGGGGTTTCTTGGCGCCAAGCCGTTGCTGGCCCTTCTGGCTGAGGGTGCCGTCTTTCTTGAAGCTGCTTTTGTACTCGCCAAGGTAGAGGGCCAGCGTCAGCGGTGTGTTCGGCGCCCAGGCCTGCCCGTGGGGATCATGCCCATCGACGAATCGCTGCTTGGTGGATTCGACCAGCTTTTCGCCGATGGCGCGTAGGGCCGGTTCGGGGTCGCTGACGCGCCGCATCAGTTCGCAGAGGGCGTTCAGTACCGGGCGGTCGTGGAGCTCAATCTCGATCATGAGGCGTCCTGCTCCAGCACGAGCTTGCTTGATGCCTCATCCCAGACCAGTTCGCCCTCCTGTTCCGCGACGCGTTTTGCAAGCTCGTAGGGGATGTCGTAGATCGGCTCACCCGCGGGCGATGTCCAGCGGACCTCATAGTGGTCGCCTTCCGGGGAGGTCACCCAGCCGCCCGCGCCGCGAATGTCTCCATTGGGCAGAAGATAGAGGCGTACTTTCAGGGTCACGGTTTGGATCTCCCGTAAAGCAGGGAATACAAGACGTCCGCAGTGTGCGGGAAAAGGGCTAGGGCATCCAGTGATTCAGCCGTCCGACCACCGTGGAGACGGGCGAAGAGTTCCGCGACGGTTTCGCTGATGCCCCAAGGTTCAGGTTGAAGGAAATAGCCTTGATCCTGTCGCTCATCCAAGGTGGGGAAGACCGCCTTGCGCAGCTGTTGTGCCTCCTTACGCCAGGTCTCGACCACGGCCATGTTGGACGACAGCCCCAGCAGCGCATCCAAGGCATGTCCAAACTCATGGAGCAAGACCCCTTGTCCGCGCTCCACTGGCACGGGAACCGCTTGACCACGAAAGATGGTTTCCTGCGCGACCAGGATCAGCTTTTCCGCAGTGAGCATGCCATCGCGCGCATCCCAGGTCTCGCCAGGTCGACCGCCTCGCGGGGTGAGGCCGGCAAGACGCGGCAGGGCCTCGGTCAGCCGCCGGGTGACCACCACCTGATACCCAGCCTCGGCCACCGCCTTGCGCCAGTCCTCCGGCAGAGATTGATAGACCTCCCTCACCGCCCGGGCAAAGGTGACATCCGCATTCGGCATCATGGCGATGGTCTTGCGCAGAAAGGCGGCCACCTCCGCCTCCAGCGCGCGGCCCAAAGGCTTGGGCAGCTGGGCGACCTTTTGCTGCACCAGTGCGCGCAGCTCATCCTGGACGGTGGCCCCCGGCGCATAGCCCCAGCCCTTGTCGATTCCGACCGGCGCGCCCGTTTTGGGGTCGACGACGTCCCAGCCCGCCGGTGGCTCAACGGCGTCGCCGGGCTTGGGGCCACGTTTGGCCACCACGTAACAGCGGCATCCCCACCCATTGGGGGGATAGTGGGTGCTCCAGAAGGGATGGTCGTGGCGCAAGGTGAGGCGCATATCGCCCCAGCGTTTGTGCAACGGGCGCGGGTGGATGACCGAATCGTTGTGCACATAGCGCCAGTAGGGCGCGATCTTGAGCAGCTTCGGGTCTTTGAGCTGGGCCATGCGGCCTGCGGCATAGCTGGTCAGAAGGTTGGTCTCAAAGATCACCCGTGTCCGCCAGTTGCGCTCACCGACATAGTCCCAGCCATGCCGGGCGACGATGGCATCGAAGTCCTTGCGGAACGCCTCCAGCCCCTTACGCTCGATGAGGGCGCGCTCCACCGCACGGGCGAGATCCGCCAGAAGGTCCGCCTTCATGGCCCCGGCCACGGTGAAGGCGCGCTCGTGTGCGTGGTGGCGCATATCGGTCCAGCGCGCGGTTGGCACGAGGTTTTCCAGGCGCTTGCGCAGGGCGGCGAGCTGCTCCTCGAACGCCAGCCCGGTGGCAGCTGTAAGTGCCATCAGAGCATCCCCACCTCACGGGCCACATCCTCATGGCCCTGGGCTGTGGCGAGGCTGAAGGCCAGTTCCATGATGGCGGCCAGGGCGCTGGCATCCAGATCACCGTAGGCGTGCAGCAGCCGATCCCGCAGCTCGTCCAGGCTCGTGGCCGTCTCGACCATGGCGCGCAGCTGTTCGATCCACACCCGCAGCGGATCGGCGGTGGCCTGGACGAGTTGCTCGACCAGCGCATCCCGTCCATCCCGTGGCGGCCGCTCACCCTCGGCGAAGGCGGGGGCCTGCAGGGGAGCGGCCGGATCGGGCGCGGTCTCTTCTGCGATATCCTCCTCCCGCAGGTCGTACATCCGCATCCAGTAGCGGCGGGTGAAGCGCACCCCGGCACGGCTGAGGGTCTCATCGCGCCTAGCCTGCACCTCGTTGACCTCTTCCTGCTCCCACATCCGGAAGGTGGGTGCGGTCTGGCCGCCGGTATTGAGCTCCACGATCCACTGGATCAGCGTATTGAAGGCCGCCTCGATCATGGCGGCATCCGCATCGCGGATGTCGCGGGTGACCTCCAGCCCGGCCGTGGCGCTGGCGCGATTGCTGTTGGCCTCGGTGGTCTGGTTCTGGCCGAGCAGGGCGATGCTGATCTCGCTGCGGCAGTACATCAAAAGCTCGCGGTAGATCTCCGCCGAACTGGTTTTCCCGCCCTCGATGATCTCCACACTCGCATCGTCAGGGATCACCGCCACGGCATCCTGGACCATGGCCTCGAGCTGACCGAGCAGCTTGTGCTGTTCATGGCTGGGTGTATGGCGCGGGGTCTTGGCTACCAGCCAGGGCGTGCCGTACTTCTCGGTGAAGGTCACCCAGAACTTCAGCCCGCCGCGCTTGAAGGTCACCGGCCAGAAACACATGGACAGGTCGGCCAGGCCATAGGGGTTTTGGAAGCTCGGCTCCTGCCGCGGCAAGAGAAACTTGCGCTCGGGCAGGGCCTCGCCCAGCAGCATGGCCTCGCGGGAGCGGAAGCGCAGCTCGCCCTCGGGGCTGAAGACAAACCACTCCTGCGGCTTGCCGACGATATCCACCGGCGCCAGCCACCCCTCCACCTGTCCCCACATCACCTCCATCGGCTGATAGCCGTACAACGCCGCCTCGATCATCTCGCCAAGGATGCGGTTCATATCGAGCTTCTGGAAGATGCCCTCGATCTTTTTGGCCACACGCGCGGGCGCATCCCTCTGCTCCACACTCCACTCCAGCGCCTTCACCGCCGCCTTGCGCCGCCGGATGCAACCGCCGACGTGGGCATCGGCGCGCAGGTCACGGTACACCGCGATATCGCGCCCCATGCGCTTGAGCACCGGGTCGGGGTTCGGCAGGTAGAGCCCCAGCGCCGAGAAGTCCGGGCTGCGCTCGCGGGTGGCGATGTGCTCTGCCAGCGACGAACGGGGGCTTGCGAACTCGACAAACTCCGTGGGACTGACCCACACCCCAAGGCGGCTCATCTCAATACCCCTCCATCATCGCCATGGCCTGACGTCGGCGGCCGGAGGCCACCGTCACCGGCCCCTTGTTGATCTCCCGGCTGGCATACCAGGCCAGCGCGAGGGCCACCGCCGCATCGCCGTGGCGCTGGCCCTGATCCGTCCCGACCGCGCGGGTCTTGGGGATGCGCGGCACGCCCTCAATCACCTGCACACGGCGCAAATCCTCCAGGATGTCCGCATCCTTCGGCAGATCCACAAGGTGGCCATCCTCCAGCGCCGCCTTCAGCGGCGGCATGTGCTCGCGGTACCAGCCTTCGGAGAGCGCGATCGGCTGGATGCGGCTTGGGCCATAGCGCTGCATGGCCACCTCCGCCAGAAAGCCCCCGTTCCCTGTCTTGTCGAAGGCCCCGCCCATCAAGCGCGGCAGGCGGTCCAACAGGTAAAACGTCACCTGCTCCTGCTGCCGGTAAGGCACGTTGCGCAGCTCCAGCATAAAGGGCGTACGCCGGATCAAGTTCTGCTCCTGGATCAGCGGCGCCATGACCGTCACATCGCCGGATCGGCCAAAGTCCACGCCGATAAAGCTTGGCCCCTTAGGCGGCAGGGTGGCCAGCACCGGGGCAAGCTTCTGCGCAAGCCAATCCTGCATCTCGGCCTGCCGCAGATGATCCGGCCACAGCTCGAACCCCTGGGGGGCGGTGTAACGCAGCACCGGCGTGGCCGGATGCATGCGCGACTCGATCAATGCACGGCTCAACCATGCCCCGCCGGAGCGGGCCGGGATGCAGAACAGCTCCTCCTCGTGGTTCGGCTTGTAGCGCTCGATCAGCGCCCGCCGCCATTGAGCCTCCTTCGCTGCGCTCCAGGCTTGCCCCGTGACCTTGCAGATGCGGCGGAACAGCCCATCGGCCAGCGCATCATCCAGCGTCACCCGATGCAGGCTGTAGGCAAACCGGCCGGCGCGGATATCCTCCACCAACGTATTGAAGGGGTTGTCCACCCCATTGTGGGTGCTGATGATCCGCACCTTGCCGCCCCACATGGTCATCGCCAGGGCGGCCTTGAGCAGCGCCTCAAGATCATCCACGAACGCCGCCTCGTCGATCACCAGGCGCTCGCCCGGACGGCCCTTGGAGCGCAGATTGCGTGGATTGGAGCTGAACGTTTGAATCTTGTGCCCTGAGTCGAAGTGGATGGCATAGGTCAGAATCTGCCGGTCGCCCTGCTCGATGACGGACTCATCGATGCCGCTGGCCGCCGTGTGGAAGGCCCGCGCCCAGCCGGCGCAGTCCTCGATGAAACCCTGGGTCATCTCCTTGTCGTAGGCGATGTAATACACATTCGCCCCTATGGCTGCCGAGGCATGCAGCACCGCATCCGCCGCCTCGGCATAGGACAGGCCGATACGGCGGGACTTCTCGATCACCTTCACCGGCGCGGGGTCCTCGATCCAGCGCCGCTGATAGGGCAGCAGAATGGCGTCATCGCTCACGCGCTCAGCTCCTGCAAGATGGCCGCACGCAGCGCGGCAATGCCATCCGCCGACACCCCAGCCTTCTGCGCCGCCGCCTCGGCCATCTCGGCCGCCTCCCGGCGCGCCTGCTCGCGGATCTGCGCCGCGCGGCGCTCGTTATCGCTCGCCGCCCGCTCCAACTTCTCCAACGCCTCCGCCAGCTGCTTGAGCATCCGCACCACCTCAGGCAACCGCTCCTCATCCACCGTCCCGCCGTGGACCAGGCGCTTGATCTCCAGAGACACATCGAGGGCCAGCACGCGGATGATCTCATTGATCAACTGCCCCACCTGCCCCTGCGGGGCCGCGCCGAGCTTGGCGATCCAGATCTCGGCCATCTCCCGGGCATCACGCATCGCCGCCCCGGCTTCATCCATACGCAGCTTGTAGCGGTTGAGCGCGCTTTTGCTGACCGGCGCCTCGCCGCGCTCCTGGAGGAGCGCGTTGATGCTCGCCACCACCTCAAGCTGCGTGACCCGTGGGTCGCGAAGCAGGGCGTGCAGCTGCTCCAGAATATCCGGCGGCAACTGCTTGATGCGGCTTGGGCGCCCCATCCTAGCCCCCCATCCCAGGCCGCGGCCGGGCCACGCCATCGACCCGTGCCAGGCCACGGGCCACATCCAGGCCGCGCGTCGTGATCCTGGCCAACAGCCCCACGGGCCGGACCTCCTCCAGCGTCACCAGCCCCACCTCATGAAGCCAGCGCAAGTGGGCGCGCAGCGCATCCTGGCTCAGCCCATGCCCCACCGACTCCAGCAGGGTGGACAGCACCACCTCATTGCTCGCATAGTCCGCGTCCTCGGCCAGCACCTGCAAGATCATCAAGCGCTGATGCCCGGACAGCACCTCGGCATACGTGGCCATCAGCCACCTCCTTTCGAGTTCAACAGGTACTCATGCACAATCGCCATCACCTGCGTACTCGCCGTGATGGACCCCTTGAGCTCCGAGAGCGTGCTCGTCACCGCATCCATGCGCCCATGCAGGCGGACGATGTCCTCATGCGAGGCCGCCCGCCTCAGCCGTTCATCCAGCTCCTGATGGCGCTGCTCCAGCTTCTCCAGCCTGGCCGATTGCTCCCCGAACTGCTGCGCGAACTGCTCCAGGAGCCGGGTCACCAGCATCCTGGCCAGCACACCGATGATCGTAAACATGCCCACCATCACAAACGTCAGCACCGTCAACAGCTCCCGCATGCCCACGGCCTGACCCAGCACATCCCCCTCCATCATGGCCGCACCCCGCCATCCCGCGCGATCGCGTCCTGCTCGCGCTGCCAGTCATCGCGGCAGTGGGCGTCGCACCAGCGGCGGCCATCCTTGAGCGGCGCGCCGCAGTAGTAGCACTCGCCACAGGCCGGCGGACCCTCCGGGGCGCGGGCGCTCAAGGCCTGCGCCTGAAACAGCTCATTCACGGCCTGCGCCTTATCGATCCAGTCGCCCATCCGTCTCACTCCTCAACCACACCGTCAGGGCATGGCACTGATCCATGCAGGCATGCAGCCTGCTCGCCGTCTCCACGTAGGCCGACAGCAGGCTGCCCAGGCTCGCGTCCTCCGGTGCGACCGGGGCCGGGCAGGGCGTCATCAGGGTCACAGGGGCAGGCCGCGCCATCCGCGCCTTCTGCTGCGGCATGGGCGAGGCACAGGCCGCAAGCATCAAGGCGGCACTCACGGTAAACAGGGGTTTGAACATGCTTCACCACCGTTTTAATGAGCCGCTGCGCGCGCCCTTGCATCGCCTGTTGGCGCTCGGCGGCATCGCGCAGAATCTCGGCATCGATGGCCGCCTGCTCCGCAGCCTGGGCAATGGCGCGCTCCACCGCGGCCAGGCGCTCGGTCTTGGCTGCCGCCTCCGCATCCGCCCGGCCCTTGAGATAGCCGCCGCCGACCAGTACGACCAGCACCAGCCCAGCGCCCACGACCTCGACCAGCGGATTCATCGGGCCACCTCGACCATCGGCACCCCATCGCGGCAGAGGCGATGCTCGGCCTGGCGGCGCCTGACCAGCCCCGGCAACTCGCGCCCGCCCGCCTTGGTCCAGCGCAGGAGCTGATCACAGGCCCCGGCATAGTCCGGCGGCATGGTTTTGAGCTTCTTGACCAGGGTGGAGCCGCAAAACGCCCCAGGCCCGATGTTATAGGCCAGGCTGACATAGGCATCCCACTCGTGCGGATAGAGCGGCACCTCGCCGATGCAGGCGCGCATGCGCTGCTGGATGGCGTCGGCATCCACCGCAAGACGCACCACCGCCCGCTCAGGGGTGGTGGTGTCACCCGGCTTGACCGGGCTCCCATCCGCGCGGGTGGTGGTGCCAAAGCCGACGGTTTGCACCCCCACACCATCGTCATAGGCGCGCGGGCGGTAGCCCTCATGCACGGCGATGCCGGCCAGGCCCAAGGCTGATAGGGTTAGCGCAGCGGGAACTAGGCGGGACTTCATGACGCCTCCAAAAAGCACACACCCCGCATCATGCGGGGTGGGGCAGCGGGCGTCTTTTAAAGGAGTTTGTAGAAATCAGCGGGACGTGCCCTTGGATTCAAGCGGCGCCGGTTTGAAAAGATAGCGGACAACAATAAACACAATGCCAAAGACTTCGAGCAACGTACCGCCAAGATACATGTGGAGAACATCGTTACTGAATTCAAGATGGCGCAGGCCAACGCCTATAAAAACAGCGTTCATCACCATAAGCTGCGCGGCCAGTAAGAAAAACGCCCAAAATCCATACTTGCGCTTGAGAATGAGGTCATCGGCCAGACTCTGGTTATGCAGCGCCAGGCGTTGCTGGTTTAAAAGCTGATGGATGGACTCGAACTTGGACGCTGGATGCGTTGGCGAGCTGTCTGTCCCGAGCGAGGCGAGGGAGAGGGGCGGCTGCGCGTTTGTAGCCACTTGGGCGGCGGTGCCCTGAACCTCTTGATGGGCGGCGTTCTGAGCCTCTTGATCAGCCTTGCTCTGAGCCGTCTCGATAGCCTTGCTCAGCGCCTTGAATAAATCTTGGGAGAAGTCTTCACGCATGAACGCCAAGATTCTTCAGGCGGATTCGCAGGGCATCATCCGACACTTGCAGACGCGCCGCAATCAAGAAAGGCGGCAAACCTTCCCGGAGCATCGAGCGCACCACCTCCTCGGGCATGAGAAGCTCGGCGGCAAAGGCATTGGCATAGACTTCCTCGTCCGCGGTTCCCTCGGCCGCCAGCGTACCGCGCAGATCGACGAATTCATACGTCAAGCCATCCGGTCGATTGAGGCGCCAGACATAATGCCCAAGCTCATGCGCGCAGGTGAAACGCTGGCGATTCGTCGCATCCATGCGATTGAGGAAAATCGCCGGGTCATGCCCTTCCAGTTTGATCAAAGCGCCTGAGACCTTGTCGGGCAGATCGGCCAGCAACACATCCAGTCCCAGCATCCTGGCAATCACCACAGGATCCACCGGAACGGAGACCCCGCCCAGCGTAGCGTCAAGCACTGCACGAGCATCATGCGCGGCTTGAGTTTTGATATTCATGGCTCGTTGCGTCAAAAAGGTTGAGCATCATTATGAATTGCACGCGCCTGTGCAAGCCCACCTCACCCACCCCGCTTGAAGTTGGCATCGTCCTGACAATAGGCCAACGCATCAAAAATGATCCCAGAGATCCGCAAAAGATGCTCAGGTTGCGGCAGCACGATGCCTCCTCCTGACCCCCACTGAAGCCCCGCGCGCTCCACCTCGCGCTGGCGCTCGTCCGTCATGGGTACGCACACATGGATCAAGGGCTGTTTCTTCTCGGCAAAATAGCGCACCAGCCAGCGATTGACCTTGCCCTGGTAGAGGATCGAGTAATAGCTCTCCGTGTCCTTCGCGGTCAGGGGGACATCCTGGCCGAGGATGTCCTTCACGATCTCGAACAGGCGGCGCTCCGCGTAGGTGGTGACGATGCGGGCATTGTTAGGGTCGATGATATCCGCGGTCGGATCATGGGCCTCGGCGACCGGCGCCGTCTCCGATGCTGAAGGCGCAGGCGCGGCTGGCTTGGCGGACAGGCCGCTGACCACCATTTCGCTCATGGAGCGCCCCACCGCCTGCTTGACGATGGGCGTGATCGACTCCAGAAAGCGCGCATTGAGCTGACGCTGAATGCCGGCGCGATTGGCGACATAGCGGACAAAATCCACATCCGGTTCGCGCAGGCTTTGACTGATCACCGCCGTGAAGGCATTCAGATACACCGTCTCCTCGGCCAGCGTGCGCAGCGCCTCGGGCTGAAACTCATCATGCCGAAACCGGGCCAGGCGTGGCAGCAGGGTTTCATCCAGTGCCTCGAAGTCCACCATGAGGAACGGGTCCTTGTCCATCATGTTCTTGCTGTTGAGATCGGTGAAGAAGCGCCACTCGCGGCCGTTAGTCACCGCCCCGATCGTG